TGTGGCCGGTGGGGTAGGTGACATACTTCATGGTGTCGGCCAGACTGTCCACCGCGCTCTTGACGGCGCTCTTGTAGTCGAACGCGCCGCTGCTCACCTTGAGATGGGCACGGTCGAGAGCGGCTTCAAACTGGCCGCTGACGGTGTTTGCCGTGGTGGCGGTCAGGTTGTGGAAGGTTCCGGCGGTCTGCTGGTAACCGGCGTTGAGCAGGGCCTGCAGGGTGGCATTCTCGGCAAAGGGCGTGGGCTCCTTGCCGTAGTGGTAGTAGATCTCGTCCTCGGCCTCCATGGCCCGGGTGGCCGCTTCCTGCATGAGCCGCCGGATCTCGGCTTCGCTTTTGCCGGTGTACCGAGCCAGCTTCTTCACCACGCTCTGCCGGAGGGCTTCGGTCTGTTCATACCGCCACAGCTGCCAGTTGGCCGTGGGGGTCAGGGCTTCCATTTTGGAGATGCGCCGGGCCACGTCCCGCAGGATATCATCCTCGACCTGCTGCCAGAGCAGCACCAGCCGGTCGGGTGCGTGGTCGAGATAGTCCGGGGCCAGCATCAGACACCCCCGAAGCTCAGCTCAGGCTGCTTGTTTTCGTCAGCTGCTTCCTGTGCCAGCTTGCGGGCATCCTCTTCACTGACCCCGTACCGGGCAGACAGATACTTGTACCGGGGCAAAAGGCCGCTCAGGGCATCGTCCCGCATCTGGCTCATCCGGGTCTCGGCATCGGTGATGTAGCTGTCGTCCCAGTCCACAGAGATGGGCGTTTCGGGGTCCACCGCCGCTCCCTGCAGGTTCTTTGCTGCCCACAGGATGGCCCGCACGATGCCCACCAGCGCCCCCTCGATAGGGATCTGGTTCTTATTGGCGCTGGCCACCAGATCCTGACGGCTGCCGTTGTACTCGGTGGCCGTGGTGATATTGCCCAGCTCGAAGTTGTACCGATGACAGCCCAGGCCGCACTTGAAGCTGAACAGGTTCAGCATATCCTGCACAGCCTTGTGGTTCTGTTCCACCCGCAGGTCAGGGTTGTATTCGTGGTATTCGCTGGACTGGTCGAGGCTCCCTTCCTTTTGGGGCAGGGTGACGAACTGGCTCTGCACATCGTCATCGGGTGGAATAGAGTGCTCCACGCCCTCTTGGTCCACCACCTTGCGGCAGATGTCCGCAGAGTAGAAGATCTTCTTGTGGCCCAGCCGGATATCCTCCCGGTAGTTGTCAAAGGCAAGGTCGATGCCCTGGGCCTCGGCCAGCGCTTCGGCAAAGACGCTCATGCCCAGCCCTGTGCCGCCATCAAGGTTCTTGACTGCTGCCGGGCTGAACAGGGTAAACCAGGGCGGGGAACCCTCCACCGTGATGCTTTCTGCCGTACCCGGCGGGGCCTGCAGCGCTTCAAACACCGGAGCACCCGAAACTCCATCCGTTACCCGGAACCATTCGTTGCGGATGGTGCGCCGGGTCTCATTGCCGGTGTGGGTCTGCAGATAGACCGCAGGCTTGCCCTCCATCATGCACTCGGAGACAAAGGCCGCTTCGGTCACGATGCCCCGTTCCACCCGCAGGGGCAGGATGCAGGAAGCCGGGTCATAGTCCAGCTTCAGGCAGGTATCCGGGCCGGGGACAGCTTTCCCTTTCACGACAGTCAGGTTTTCGGCACTCAGCACAAAAGCACCGGTGCCGGACCAGTAGGCCTGTTCCACCAGAGCGTTGGCATTGCGCCAGAAGTGCAGCTCCCGGAGCAGGCCGCCCACCTGCTGCTCATCATCGCCCAGCAGATACCGGGCGGTGGCAGCGTCCTTGATCTGGAAGGTGGTGCGGTCGTTCAGAAGTAGGTTTGCCCAGTCCTCGCAGACCCGTTTCGGCATCCGCAGGGAGGCAATGGGGCGCTTCTTGGTGCCTTTTGCGTATTCAGCGGCACGGGTGTGCACCTTGGGCACGCTGCCCTGCCACCACTGCCGCCAGGTCTCGATGCTGCCGTAGTAGTCGGCATCGATGGCCCACCCGCGCGTCTTGTTCAGGTAGTTCAGAAATGCGGTGATGTTCATGTGTTGGTCAACCTCTTGAAATCGCGCTCGATGGTGTACTCGTAAGCGTCCAATGTGTCGATATCGGTGCTGCCGTCATCCAGCCGCTCGTCCACGCCGGGGTGCTTGCCGCTGTACAGGGCCGTGGCAAGGGCATCCCGGAGGGTGGCAGCCTCGGGCAGCAGCCAGAACCGCCCGCCGCCCATCAGGATGCAGGTCAGGCGGATGCGGTCATTGATGCGGATCTTGGCGCTGTTTTCCACCCGGTCGGCCAGCCAATTCAGTTTGCAGCGCCGGAGCCTTGCCCGGATGTGGTTGATCAGCGTCTGCTCTGCGGAATCGCAGAAGATGTACTGGATCTCGCCCCAGCGGGCAAAGACAGCCATGCAGAACTCCAGCAGCCGGTCGGCCAGGAAGTCGGCATCCTGCGCCACCGGGTCGATGCGCTGGGAAGCCAGCCCCACTACGCCGGAATACCCCGGCAGGATAGCCGTTGCCACAAAGGCGTGTTTGGAGCCGTTGCCGCCAAAGTCCACGCCAATGCGCACCCGCCACGGGTGCAGCGGCTTGTCCACAGGCCAGAAAAAACGCCCATCTCCGGCGGCAAGGCTGTCGGCCAGCAGGCGGTAGATCACGCCGTTGGCGGCCATCCACTGCCCCAAGATAAAGCGGTTATAGTAGACCGTGCCGGTGTATTCTTTTTTCAGATCGGCCACGAACTGGGCCGGAAGCGTAGGGTTATCGTCGATGGTATACGCCTGACAGTAGATGTCAGCGACGCTGTCCAGAAACTTCTTGAACCAGTGAGTGGGGCTTTCCGGGTTGCAGGTGCCGTCAAAATGGGAGTGGGGGCAGGAAAGGCGGCTTTTCAGCATCTGGAACACGCCTTCGTCCCATGTGGTGATCTCGTCACCGTAGACGTACTCAAAGGCAGCGCCCTGGATGCGGGCGATGTGTTTCTTGTTGTCAGCGCCGAGGACATAGACCTTCTTGCCGAACAGCTGTACCACGTTGCCTGCTGCCGAGGTGCGGATCACACCTACAAGGTCGGGGCCCCAGAGCTCCCGCATCAGGGACAGCACATTGCGCTCCAGTGTGCCCAGGGTGTTGCCCATGAGCACCAGCAGGCCCTCGCCCCGGGCCGCGCAGATCCGCTTCGGGATGGTCACGGCACAGTCCAGGTAGGTCTTGCCGCTTCGGGTGGCTCCGGTCTTGACGTTCCACCGGTGGGAACAGTTGCGCAGGTACTCCTGCTGAAACTCAGTCAATGGCACTGTCCACACCTCCCAGCAGCTCCTTGGCCTTTGCCAGAGCATCCGCACCCGGGTCCTCCTGCACGGCTTCCTCCCCCAGCATCTTCAGCAGCACGGCGGCGGCCTGAGGGTTGCCCCGCTTGGCCTGCTCTGCAATGCCCATGACCACGCTCATCTGGTTATCCACGTCCTCCGGGTCAATCTGGTCCCGGAGCATGGCGTTCACCCGGCGGCGGTCGGTCTCCGGCAGGCTCAGGTAGTAGTCGGCCGCCTGACGCATGGACCGTTTGCGGCGGCGGGCCGCACCGGATGCAATACCGCCCTTCTGGGCAATCTCTCTCTGTTCGCTCTCCGTTCGTTCATTGAACGGAATGAGATTCTTTTCATTCGACACGTCACCACCTCTCTCGTCGTCAGGGTACAAAAAGCCGCCCCTCAGGACGGCAGAAAATAGCATAAAAAATCCCTGCATGTTTCCATGCAGGGCAATTGACGCACATCCAGCGGGAAAATACCTGAAACCCGCCTGTGGATTCCGGTGCCTCCGGCGTATGTGGGGAGGTCAGAGGGCGGGCAAGGAGATCCCGCCACCCACCACATGAGCTTCCGGTGGGGAGTATGTAGCCCCATGCGTCAAGCTGTACCGCCTACGGGGTCGGCGGCGAATTGGAACCACCCTTGGAATCGAACCTTCCACGACTACACTCGTGAACGCGCACCACATTGCGCTCAGGCGGCATAATAGAAGCAGTCCGCGAAGTGTCAGTGAGAAGCAGCTATCCCGTCGAGTAAGGAAGTAATCGATGATGCCTGTGGAGGGTGCACTTCGGAGACTGCCTAAACAGAAACTCGCAAGGCCAGTTAATGTCTTGCGAGTTTCTATGATAATATTATATTTTAGAATAAAGGATTTTTAATGCAAAAATTTGACTTCCTTTACGCTGTTTGATAATAAAATGCCCTCCGATGGACTTTTTTGAGCAGAAAATTCACTGTGGAGAGTATTGTTAAGCACACCCATATGCAGGCTGTTAGAAATCGGACGAGACGTATCGACTATTTGAAGAATTTTATATAAGTCATCTACTTGCTTATTCAAATCGGTGCTCATGGACAAAACCTCCTAATATATAAACTCGACTTTTATGCTCTAGAATGGTTGATTACAGCCTTTCCATTTTGACATTCGATAATTTTAATTGAATCAGAATTGGAAAGTGACAACAAGTAGGCGTGATGAACACTCAATATCTTGTCCTGTAAACGATTGTCCTTCTCCATTTCTTCGATTTTCAGACCGATATCACGACAAAAATCGATATTGAAATGTCGGCCATGCGTTTTAGAACGGTCATGCTCATTCAACTGCTGAACAATGTTTTCAACGATAGCCTTTTCTTCAGGGATAGAACTATTGTACATACAGCTTCCAAGCCAAACTGTTATCAGATTACTAGAAAGTTCAATTGCATCTAACGCTGTTTTCATGAAAGCTGCAGGGTACTGTTGCAATTTGATAGCCCAATATTGAGCGTTTTCAGGGTGAACAGCCAAATCCGCCTTAGCTTCTTCAAATTCGGCTTTAATATTATATGCAGGAATTCCATTGAATTGCGGATCTATAGGACCGAGACTAGATTGCTTTCCCATGATAATTACTTTTGCTGCGCAAGCAATCATAGTACCAGCAGACATAGAGATTTGTGGGACGATAACTCGGATATCATTATGAAATTTACTGCGCAAATAACTTACAATAGCCTCTGCTGCTGCCGGAGAGCCACCAGGGGTATGCAAAATTAAATCGAGGCCCTTTGAACAGTCCATACCTTTCAATGCGTTCATAAAACCAGTCATATCGGAATCATTGATATCAGTTCCAGTAACAGAACGTGTTAGAAAAGCAGAATAGTATGCGATGGTATTGCGGCCGGTATAGTTTGAAAGCGCCTTTAAATATTTGCGACGAACAATATCGGTTTGAGAAGGCGTATCTCCTAATTCTCGTAAAATATCATCCCAGCCAGCCATAATGAACATCCTTTCAGCAAATTATTTGAATTCATAATACCATCTGTTGAAGGATACTTCAATACATGAAAAAAATTCATCTCACATAAGCCCGAAATTGCGAGCGGTCAATCGTATGAAATCTCCATGCCATTGAACGACTGTACGCTCGCTGTAACCCAACTTTAGCGCGGCTCCTGCAACTGTATATTTTTTTTCCCAGAAAACCATTTTTATCATCTGCAACCGATCTTTTCCATTGTCTAACCATTGAGTTGTTTCAAGGGCTTTTTGAACGGCTTCCATCTCATGTCGGCTGATTGGAGGCAATTCGCGCATAGCTGCATTTGCCACAGGATCGGAGTGTTTACCAGTTCCATGAGGAAGTCCACTCAAGTCAGGGGATATGCTGATATCATGTAACGCTTTTTCCTCTGCACAAAGGCTCGGATAACGCCGAATCATTCCTTTGACATAGGCCCACCAATCATAACGAGGACGACTCATTCGTTTTATCTCCTTCCAATTTTTTAAGCAGCCCATCCACGTCATACCGCCAGTGGACCCGCAGCAGATGCTGCGCCACCTCAATGCCATTGAGGGCGGCCCACTGCCACGGGATGCTTTTGCGGGTCTGGGTGCTCATGTACTCCAGCACAGCGCTGGCCGGTACGGCAAAGGTGCGGTTGACCTTGCCCCGGTAATTGATGACCACATGGGCGGTCTGGCCCTTGAAGGATGCTGCGTGGGCCATATCGGTGATGTGTTTGAGCTTGTGGTACTTCTGCCGCTCCCGGTCGAATCGGCCCAGGATCTTTTCCAGTGGGATGCTGGGCGTTTCGATGGTCTTGAGCTCGAAGTAATGGTGCATGGGGTAGCGGTACACGTCGAAGTCGCAGATGTTATCAATGGAGAAGCTCAGGTTCTCGTTGCCGCCGTAATAGGTGGCCGCGCTGTCTTTCAGTCGATAGCACCAAGCATCCTTCGGCATGGAGCTTTTCCAGTCTGCCTCGAACTGTTTTCCGGTGTTCAATTGGTTCTCCTTTCGGCGGAGGCTGCCCAATGCCCGGCCAGCTGTCGGGTCGGGGTAATGCTCATGTTTCCGGTACATGGGGCTCCTCCTTTTTCTTAGTGAGCGGACGGCGGCGGGCTGCGTTTTTTAGAAAATCATTCCCGCTGGGCTCCGGCCTGTCCACCCGCCTATTGCGTCCTGCTCCAATGGGGTTCGTCATGCGGTACTCCTCGGCAGACCTACAGCCCTGGGTTTCGGCCTCGATCAGAGCCTTCCGCACATAGGCCCAGCTATGTGCCCCGGCATCAATGCACTTGCGCAGGATCACCCGCGCCAGTTCCTCGCCCAGTCGGTCAGCGTATCCTGTCAGCTCTCTTTTCCCGGAGGCACTCAGCTTGCCGATATCCTGTTCAAACTCTGATACCAAGGGTGAGGTCGTCGGTCGTCCGGTCGGCTCCGGCGCAGCCGCAGACGACGACTTGTTAGCTTGTTGGTTTGTTAGACTTGTTAAGTTGTTGTCGGCAGCCTGTCGGTTGCCTGTCGCTTGCCTGTCACTTTGCCTGTCACTGCCAACAAGCGAAGCATAGTTTTCTATCGTGACAATGCTGTATTTTGAGCCTGTTTTGACTGTCAGATAGCCTGTCGCCTGTAAATGCTCTAAGCTTGTCCGGATGTTCCGAACACTCAAATCAAGCTGTTTTGCCAGTTGAGATTGGCTTGTAACCAGCTGCCCGGGCCTGATGGTAATGCCCTGCCACTGCTTTTCCTGCCAGTTGGCGGTGAGTAGCAGGTGGAAAAACAGGCGGGCAGTGTTGGGCTCTGAATACCATTCCCAGTCAGTCAGACCGCGGGGAAAGGCAACAAAGCCACGGGATGGGTCAATGCCCACGGTCTGAACTCCTTTCTGGTGTGGTTAAAACGGCAGGTCATCCGCATCATCGTCGATGAGGGCATCTGCTTCCGGGGTGCCTGCGGCTGGCCCGGCAGGCGCTGCCGCCTGAGAGGCGCGGGGAGCATAGTCGGCCAGGTCTTCGCCGGGATACATCTGCCCGCCGGAAAGGCTGGTCTGCACCGGGGCAGGTTCATCAAAGGGCGTTGGCTCCTGAGTGAGCGCTGGTTCGGGCGGTGCCGGGGCCTCTGTGCAAAGGTCAATGAGATTCTGCATCCACCGGAAGATCACCATGCCGCCGGGCTGAATGTCGTCGGCATCCACGTTGTAATAGATCTTGCCATTGTACTCCCGGCTCTTGAGCTCCCGGGCAAAGACAGTGACGGCATCGCCCTTCAGCAGCAGCCCGTCCCATTTGTCCAGCCCGTGCCAGACATTGACCTGAACATACAGGCTCTCCCAGCTGCCGGTGTCGGTCTTGACGCTGTGCGCCTTCACGTCAAACTTCAGGACCCGCTTCTGGCCCACGTCCTTGAGCACAGGGTCTTTGGCAAGGGTCCCGTGGAGCAGAACGCCGGTCTTGTGGGTCAGGATCACGATTCATCACCCCCGGCAAAGGGGTCGTCTGCGCTGTCAGCATCCTCCACGGTCAGGGCATCGGCCTGTTCAACAGCTTCCTTGATGCGGGTCCAGCGGGGAGCTGAAGCCTGTCCAGCTTCGTCCAGTTCCACGGCGGTGGACTCGGCATCCACATGGACTTCGCTCTCGTCATAGAGAGAGCCGAAGGTGGAGGGGAATGCTTCCCGCAGGGCATGGACAAGGGCAACCTTGCGGATCATGGTGGCTTTTTTGCCCTTCCACAGAGATTTGCCGGTGTCGTATTCGGTCAGCTTCACTTCCTCGTAACTGGGGCGGGTGCGGTCCTTGCGGTAGACTTTGGCCCAGCCGCCCAGAAGTTCCTCGTCCTCGTAGACGATGGAACCCTCCCGCTTCTGGCACTCCCCGGCCACCTTATCGAAGATGATGACCCCGGCCTCGAAGCCGTCATAGCTGGGGTGACGCTCTGCCATTTGCAGGTAGCAGTTCTTGCCCAGAACGATGGTGCTGGGGGTATCCTCGCTGTTGTTATCGTAGTG